AAGGACACGGCCGGCAACCCGGTCGATGTCACGCCCACCAGCTGGCAGTGCGAGGCATGGCGCGAACTCGCCGAGCACATCGTGGCATCGCTCGGCAAGGGAGACCAGATCATGGCCACGGTACGCCCACAGACCAGCAAGTACGAGAAACGCGACGGCGGCACCGGCTGGTCCACACGCTGGGTCATCGAAGACATCGGACCAAGCCTGCAACGCGCCACCACCGCCATCACCCGCATCCAGCGAGGCCAACACGCGACACCGCAGCCGCCGCAGTCCGGCGAATACGGCGAATATACGGCACCAGCCAATGACCCATGGACCAATTAAGGAGCATCATGACCACGAAATACACGACCGAGGAAGTCAAGCAGCTCTACAGCATCGCCGTCGACCAAGGGTGGGACGCGCTGGAATCCAACGAAAAGATAGCGGTCGGCCGATACTGCCGCAAACACGGCATCAACCGTCCCGGCCTCGAGCCCCAGACGGCGCCATCGCCACTGCCCGAACAGGCCACCGAGACGCCGGCACCACAACCAGCCGAGGAAACGCAAAGCACGCAAACCCAGACCGAGACCGGCGCCGAACCGATCACAGGCGAACAGTATTTCAAGCATCTCGGACTGGGCCCGGCGGAGTCCGTGGAAACGGAGATCAGCAAGCTCGAAACACCCCAAACAGGCGACGCCACCGCATCCGACACCGATCTGGAACTGCTGCGCAGCGTCCGGTTCATCGAACGCTGGCCCGACGACATCGTGACCACCCCTGCGCGAACCGCCAGCAAATGGAAGCGGATCGCGCAGGCATTGCGCCGATTCCCCGACCGTCCGGCCATCGTCGCCGAAGGCAAAAGCCGTCGCCGCGCCCTCGAACTGCGCCGCCGCCTGCGCAACGCGAAATTCGTCGGCTTCCAGCCCAAGGGCTCATACCGGGTGGAAATCGCGCCCGACCGCCGCCACAAGGACTGCTACGTCGTCATCGCACAATATCGGGGAGCCGAACAATGAACGGCAACGACAACAACGGCCAGCCGCTCGACATCATCGTGCAGGGTATGCCCATCACCAAAGGCAGCGTCCAACCATGGCGCACCAAACACGGCAAAGCGGTCAGCGTCGACGCAAGACTGCAATCCTGGGAAGCCGCGATCCGCGGCACGGCCGTCAGCATGATGACCGCCAGCGGACTCAAACCCTACGACTGCCCCATCTCCATCACCGGCGAAATCCGAGTGCCCCGAACCGACAAGCTCCACGACCTGCCCGCATGGCAGACCGCGAAAACCTCAGGAGGAGGCGACCTCGACAAACTCCAACGCGCCATCGGCGACGCGCTCCAAACCACCAACAGCCGATACCCCGGCCGAAACCGCGAGGGAGTGATCTCCAACGACAGCCGCATCATCCACTGGCAGATCAGCAAACGCTACGCCGACGAAACCCGCCCCGAAGGCGTCTACCTGACCATCCGACCCATCAGCACGCCGGAACTGCCCGACTGGCAACCCGCAACCCCAGCCGGGCGAACCATCCACGACAACCTGCAACGCCGAAGCCAACGCCTCGCCGACATGCTCCGCCAACACCCCCACGACCGAAAGGACACCACCAAGTGAGCAAACACAAGCACCGCCGCCAAACCATCGAACACCAACGACAGAAAGCCCGCCGCAAGCGCCGACCCCACACCATCAACCAGGAACCACAAAACTACGAGAACCGCGAGAACCAATGAGCACCATCATCAACACCACAGGACACACCACCGGCATCACTTTGACCGACGCCGACTGGAACACCACCCACATCGAAAACGGAGACAGCAGAATAACCATCCTCGCCCACACCGACGAATACCCCCAACTCGTCGCCGACCTCGCACTCCACCTCACCACCATCACCCCAAACCCCGGCATCCGACAAACCGCCCAAGCACTCGCCGAAGCCATCAACCAAGGAGCGTGACCCGCACGAAATGACCCCCACCATCACCCTCATCGACACCACCCGACTCAAGCCGAACCCCAACAACCCCCGCAAGAACATCGGAGACATCACCGCGCTCGCCGACAGCATCCGCGCGCACGGCATCCAGCAGGAGCTCGTGGTCACCCCGATCGCCGATTCAACCGATTACAGGGTGGTCATCGGCCACAGGAGGCTCGCCGCCTCCCAACAGGCCGGACTCGCACAGGTACCATGCCGGATCATGGAACTCTCGCCCAAGGACGAACGCGAGCTCATGGTCATCGAGAACACGCAACGCCACGACCTGACACCCATCGAGGAAGCCGACGCCTACCAGGGACTGCTCGACCTGGGCAGCAGCATCGAGAACATGGCCGAAAAGACCGGCCGCAGCACCGACTTCGTGCGCCGCCGCCTCAAAATCGCGGGCATCCCACGCCTCACCCGAGCCCTCGCCAAGGACTTCAACCAACTGTCACTATCCGACCTGGACGTGCTCGCCGAATTCCAAGGAGACGAAACCACCCAGCAGGAACTCGCACGCCAGGCCGGAACCAACAACTGGGACTGGACGGTACGCAAAGCCCGCGAGGAACGCAAGGGAACCGTGTGGATGAACAAGGCGCTCGACTACCTGCACCGCGCCGGACTCAAAACCTGCCAAGCACCCTCGAACTGGTGGAATGACGCGCCGGAAGGCTACCAATACTCAACCTGCATCACCAACATCCAAAACACCAGCTTCGAAAAACAATGGCAGAAGCTCATCGGCAACAAGCCGAACATCGACGCCATCATCGGCCTTGACGAAACCGCCCACAGGACCATCGTCTACGAACGCATCCCCCAAGACCAGATCGACAACGCCAACCGGGCGAAACAAGCCGAAAAACAACGCCGAGCCTACGCGCGCGAACAGACGAAGAAGGCACGGGAACTGCACGATGCCAGCCAAGCCCTGCGAGCCGAATGGATCCATAAAACCCAGAACACATGGAAGAAACCCATGATGCAACAGGCCCTCCTGCACCTGGTAGACGGCGAAATCCTCGGCAACGACGAATACCGGTTCCCCTCAGGCTCCGGCGACATCAACTGGTCAGACAAGACCATCGCCGCATACAACCGCATGACCACGCCACTGCCCATCACCGGCAAAGACCCCGACAACGGCATCTGGCACATAACCACAGGCAAAAACCTCGACGAACTACGCCGACGAGCCCGCACAGACAACACACGCCAACTCCAACTCATCCTCATCCTGCTCGCACGCCGCGAAGCTGACATCAACCCCGGAGCATGGACCAACAAAAACCAGCTGGACAGCCTGCAACGCATCAACGACTACTACCAAGCCCTCGAACTGCTCGGATACAAGCCCAGCGACGCGGAAACACAGGCGCTCGCCGGCAGTCTCATCGAGGTCATGAAGGAAGGAGACGACCATGACGACGATAACGATGCCGAGTAGACGCCAGACGGCACGCCAACGCTGCAAATGGGCGGCCGCGTGCGGCGAACTCGACGCCATGGGAATGCTGATCGACCAGCTGGCCACCAGCGCGGGCCGGCTGCGCGACCAAGGCGCTCCCGAAGACGTGCTCGAAGACCTGACCATCACGCTCGCCCGATTGCGTGAAACCCGCAAGGCGGTGTCATCGGCCAGCCGACGACTGTGGGCCCGAGTGGAGGACATGCCATGAGACGCCAACGACTCTCGCCGACCATGGTCGAAACACTGATCGCCATGCTCAACCGCAACGCCTACCCCGCATACGAAAACAATTCGCGCACCTTCGCCAGCCTGGAGGAACGCGGACTCATACAACCCGACATCGAGGGCAACTGGAGCCTGACCGACACCGGCCACCAGGCCGCCCTCAAACTACTCAAGAGGTGACATCATGAGCTCACTGCTGTACGGGCGGGCGAAAAGAATCAAGGTCGGCGACCGCTCCGCCAAACTCTTCCTGTTGATCCTGTGCGACTACGCGGACGAGAACAACCGCGCATGGCCAAGCATCGACCGGCTCATGGCCGAAGGCGAAGCCAGCGCAAGCACCGTGCAACGAGCCCTGCGCTACCTCGAAGACCACGGGCTCATCACCCGAGACGAAGACTACGGCACCCGCTACCGCGCAGACCGAAGCCCCTACGTCTACCACATCACCCTCGACGGCCACAACCACGTCGAATACAAAAACCGTAAGAACAAGCAAACCACGAAAAAACGGGGTAGCACCAGTGACACCCCGTCAGATTCACGGGGTAGCACCCATGACACCCCGCAACCCAACCACGGGGTGTCACCCATGACCACACGGGGTGTCACCCATGACCATCACGGGGTGTCACCCATGACGCCACGGGGTGTCACCCATGACACCCAATCTCTTAAAGAACCATCATTAGAACCACCAAGAGAGAGTACGCGCGCGCAAAAAACAAAAACAACCATCGAACAAACGTTCGACTCCCGCAAACAGGCGCTCGCCCTCTACCAGCCGACACCAGACCTCACCGCGCTCGCCTCCGGCTACGGACTCGACCCCGACTGGGAGCTCGAAAAATTCAAGGACACATGCCGCGCCAACGGAAAAATCCCCTACGACCTCGACGCCGCATGGCGCAACTGGGTCAAACGCGGCCGCGAACTCAACATCGGCACCCCGACCGAAACCACGACCACACCCACCGACCAAGCCACGGAACTCGAACGCCGAGCCCGCAAACTCCTCGACACCAGCACACCACTCAAAAACCGCCAACCCGACGACGGCGAGCGCCTGCGTTGGCTGCCACACGTCACCCGCCTGCTCGCCCAAGGCACCGACGCGGCCCGCATCGTGGAACTCCTGTGCCAGGCCATCGACCGGGGCGAACTGGACGAGGCCGCATGATGGGCAGCGTGCAAGCCACCATCGACTGGCGAACCGCCACGCCGGAAGAGCTCGACGGCCACCGGTGCATCATCACCACCGTGGACGGCACGATCATCGACGGATACCTCAAAGCCATCCCGCCCTTCACCCCCGAATACCAGCTCACCCGGTTCGTGCTCCACGACCGAGACCTCTGCCTCGGACAACTGCGCATCCTGTCCCTCAACCCCAAACACGGCACTGCAATCCTCCAACCACACATCCGCAGCCTGACCGTCACCCGACAAACCAAACAACCAACCAACGAAAGGAATCCGCAATGAACAACGCGGACATCACCAGCCTCATCCACCAGGCACTCGCCGCCGACTGCCAGATCACCCTCACACCCAAGAACTACATCACCGACGATCAGGCGGAAACGGAGGATAAGCAGTGAACCAGCGAATTACATTAGCCAAACGCATTCTCGCACTGGCCGCCATCATGTTTTGCATCACCGCGCTCGCAGGCTGCGAGGGCACTCCCATCGACTCGTCGGCCGACAAGCACACTGAAGCGGTCACGCAGAGCGAATGCTCCACCTACAACGCCCAGTGGGAAACCTGCACGATCACCATGCCGGACAGCCGACGCGTGACCTGCATCGCACACAACAGCAACGCCGGCATCTCCTGCGACTGGGCCCACGCGGACGGAGCCGACAAAGGATGGACGGAATGAGCGTCAAGCAGTCCATCGAAATCGAAACCAAAAACCACACCACGCTCATGATGGGGGTCACGCCAGCAGGACAATTCAAAGTCCGCTTCGACCACTCGATAGAACATGAAATCGATTGGCATGACGTACAGGAACTCAACAAGTTCCTCACACAAGTCCTCGACCGAGACATACCGGAGGAACCCCAATGGCAATCCTGAAACACACATACAAAGTCGCCATCACCCGCACCAACATCGGATACGACATCGTCATCAACGAATTCGCCACCGACGGCACCCACCGCGAATACGAACGACGACACCACGCATGGGCCCTAACCAGCCACGGAGCCGACCGCGCAGCCCAACGACTCATCAGCCGCATCAAACGACAAAACCAGCGAGACGAACACCCACGCGAATACACCATCGAATAGGACACTGATGAACCACAAGCCAAACCGATTCAACGACATCCTCACCAACATCGTCACCGGCGTCACCATCACCGCATGGGGAACAGCCGTCATCCTCCTGCTCATCAAACTCGCCATATGGGTATTCCAATAACCCGCAAGACGACACCAGGCATGAGACAATGGACACGGGCCTGATGCCAACCACACGCAACCAACACACCACCAAGACCAGAGGGGCATCATGGCATCAACCACCACCGCCAAACGATTCCACCACGACCTGCGCTCGCTGGCGGACGGTTACGGGGTGCTGTGCCTGATCGCCGAACGCAAGGCCAGCGTGATGGCCCGCCACTCCGGCCACGGCACGAGGAGCGTGGCGCCGATCCCGTTGAATCTGGGCGCATGGCAACTCAGACAGGACATCGACCGGCTCGTCGAATCACTGGCCACGGCTATCGGCCTGCGCTACCGGCACATGGACACGGTCTCACTGCTCAAGGGCATCATGCGCTACGAGCCACGACTCCTGAACCGGCCCGACATGCCCGCCATCGTGGAACTGACCCGACAGGCCGTCATCAGGCTCGACCGCACACTCAACCCGCCACCGGAAACCAAAATGATCGGCTGGTGCCCAGCCTGCGGGTTCGAACTGCGCTGCGACGAACTCGAACTTAAATCCGGGTACAAGGCATGCGACAGATGCTCCGGAGAATACCGCATCAAAGACATCCAACGCGCCAGCATGCTCAGACTCGCAGTCGGAGAATCACGAGGAACAGCAGCCGAAATCAGCCGCCTACTACAACCATGGGGCATCGATATCAAGAGCAACACAATCTCACATTGGGGCGCTCGCGGGCTTATCCAGCCGGTGGGAATGGACGGCGAGCGCCCGGTGTTCCTGGTGTGGGATGTGTGGCAAGCGCATGTGCGCAAGGATGGGTGATCGGTGAATCTGTTCACGGGATTTGACAAATGCGAACTGTCCACGTATACATGTCTATAGTTGGTCATTTCCATGAGATCATGGAGGTGGCCTTTCGTATATCTCCTCGAAATTCTTCAGGGTCGGCGCATGAGTTCCAACCGTACGCATAACCGTGCTTTCGAGAAAGCCAAGCAGGCGTTCTTCGAGGAAGGCAAGCGCCTGGACTCCGAGGGAAGCCCCGCCGCCGATTGCTGGATCTGCCACAAGCGCATCGACTACAGCGTGCCGCCCGGCACCACGGACGCGAGCCATGAGCTCGACCATTATTACCCGGTGCGCGACTATCCAGACCTGCAGGACGATCCCGCAGGCTTCCGCCACTCACACCGCAAATGCAACCGCGAGCGCGGCGCCGGCCAGCCTCGGCTCGATCTGGGCGACGTCATCCCCGCCTGGTGGTGATGAGCTACATACGAAAGGACTTGCGTCATGGACAACGACCACAGCATCTGCCAACGATTGGCCATGATGCTCGACGAGGATCCGTCATGCACGATACTGATCATCGGCCGATACATGGCACCGGTGCGCGCCGAATACAACAGCGTCCGGCATCTCGTGCGCAAGGCCAAGCTCCGTCCAACGATCGCCAACAACGGCCACCTGCGATCGGTGACCGCGCAGCAAGGCAGGCTTGAAGCTTTCGCGCCCATCGGTCCGGCCCGTGGCCGTCGCGCCAGCGCCGTGCTGCATGTCGGCGAGCGCAATGAGCACATCGACATGGTGCTTGACTCGTTCCGCATGTCCGGAGCGATCGTTTACACGTCGTTGGGTGTGTGATTGCCTCGCCGGTGGGGTAGGGGAGTGCGGATTTGCAGACCGATGTCGGTAGGCCCACCCTCCCGCGCGCACTTTTCCTCTCTCTCCGACTTGGCCACCCTATCGCGCGCGAGGGCTCGGAATCGGCTTTATTCCGCCGTTTCTGAGGGGCGTATTTTTACTGGTCTTTTCCGGTTGTTTTCCGGTGGCTCGGGTTGTTTGGTTGGTAATTGGGTTGTTTTGCCGCCAGTTCGGCTGATTGGGGGTTGATTATGAGTGCTTCCAAGGATCAGCGGGCTCTTGACATGTTCATGGGCGCCGAACCGTTGCAGAGGATTCGTGACGAGCTTGGTTTCAAGACCGTCACGTCGGCCGAGGCGGCGATACGCCGTGCCTTGGCCGAGAAGCGCAAGGGCAAGGACTACGACACCGAACGCCAGCTCGAGCTGGAACGCATCGACGCCATGTTCAGGATCGAATACCCCTTGGCCAAGCAGGGTGATTCCGCGGCCATGAGCACGTGCCTGTCCCTGAGCGAGAAACGCATGCGCCTATTGGACAAGCCTGGCGATCATGAGGGCATCACCGCCAGCTATGAGGCGACGCTCAAGGCGCTGGCCATCACCGACGCGGATTCCGCTTTGGTGGCGACCGGACGGGCGGTGGCCCGGCAGATCGACTACGCGCTGCGCCACGGTCAGGGGCAGGAGGTCACCAAGGCCCTGTATCTGGTGCCTCACCTGATGAACGTGCTGCGAGAGCTCGGCGCGACGCCCGCGGCGAGGAAACAGCTCAAGGAGTACGCCGGCACCGCAGCGGCCGAATCGGACGGCGAGCCGGTGGACGAGCTCACGGCGTTCCGTCGCCGCAAGTTCGGCATCTAGACCTGGGAGGATCGGAGCAGCCATGTCGAAGCATTACGGCCGCACCGAACCGAGGCTGTGGACGAAGCCGCTGCGCGAGCTCACCCCGGACACATCCTTGGGCTTCGAGGTCATCGACTACGCTCGCCAGATCCTGCACATCGAACTCTACCCATGGCAGCAATGGCTGCTCATCCACGCGTTGGAGCTGTTGGAGGACGGGATCACCTACCGATACCGGAGAATCATCGTGCTCGTCGGCCGACAGAACGGCAAGACCTTGGTGGCCAGCGTGCTCGCCTCATGGTGGCTCCACGTGGACAGCCAACGCCACCCCGACCGCGTGCCGCCTCTCAGATTCAAAATCGTCGGCACCGCACAGAACCTCGACATCGCCCGAGAACCATGGAACAGCGTCAAACTCTGGTGCGACCCCGAACCCGAAACCATCGAGGAACAGGCCGCCGCGATCCCCACCCTGCAGGCCGCGACCGCCAAAGTGAGCGACACGAACGGCAAGGAATACATCAAAAGCCGTGCGCTCGCCGTCTACGAGATCCGCGCCGCGAAGAACGCGCGAGGCAAGCCGGCAGCCCGAGTCATCATGGACGAATTGCGCGAACAGAAGGACTGGGCCGCATGGAACGCGCTGAGCCCGACCATGAAGAGCTTCTGGAACGGCCAACTCTGGGGCATCAGCAACGCCGGCGACAGCACCAGCGTGGTCCTCATCCAACAGCGTGACGCGGCCATCGAATTCATCGACGCCTGGCACCGCACCGTCGAATCAGGACTCATGGACGCCGCCGAATACGCAGGCCGCCACGACTGCTCCCTCGCCCTGTTCGAATGGAGCGCCGAGCCCGACTGTCCAAAGGACGACGTGGAGGCGATACTCCAATCCAACCCGTCCATCGGCTACGGATCCCAGACAGTGGAAGGCGTGCTCGCCGACATCCCCGGCATGACCGACGCCGGATACCGGACCGAAGACCTCTGCCAATGGGTCACCGCGAAGGTCGAAGGCTACATCGACGTCAACGATTGGACGAACACCTTGGCCAAACCATTCGACATCCGAATCCCCACCGGTGCACGCACCGTGTGGGGAATCGACGTGAGCGTGGACCGCTCGCACAGCTGGATCGCCGCAGCGGTGTTCGACGCCAACGGCAACCCGGTGGTCAGCCTGCGCGAACGACGCAAAGGCCTGATGTGGGTGCCCGAATACATGCAGCATCTGGCCAAGGAATCCGGCATGTGGGAGGTCGCCATCCAATCCAAAGGATGCCCCGCCATGGAATTCATCGACCCCCTGAAGCAGCTCGGCTTCACCGTCCACGAGATCGACGGCAGCCACATCGGTCTTGCGACCGGACGCCTGCGAGACCGCGTGCGCGAACACCGGCTCATCCACGCTCCACAGCCGCTCGTGGACCAGGCCATCGAAGGCGGCGTGACCAAGGTCATCGCCGAAAACGAGGCATGGGACCGCCGCCGGTCGATCGTCGACATCAGCGGCGTCGCCGCCATCACCGTAGCCCTCTACGGGCTCGAAACCTGCGAACCGGTCGAACCGGAACACAGCGCATACGAGGAATACGACCTCCTCACCTTCTGACGAAAGGAACCAGCATGCTTTCACGCCACCCGTTGCGCAGGTCCATCGGACGACGCATCGTCGCCCGCATCGACACCGTCACCTGGCGAGGCCGGCTCGCCGCATACTCATGCGGATGGCTGGAACTCAAGGACGCCAGCGTAATGGATCCGGTCACCGGCGCCACCGGCGCCGACGGCCTGATCCTCCTGCCCGAAACACGCATCGACTTCATCCAAATCGCACCGGAGGCCGACTGATGGCGGGACTCTACTTCGAACACAACGGGCTGCTCAACGACTGGACGGCCGCCAACAACATCGAAGTCGTCGACGCCGGCCAGCCACTCCTCTCCTACGACGCGGAACCCGACGGGCACGGCGTGAAAAGCCACCCATTGCGCGAGGTCACCGACTTCATCGCACGCATGATCAGCAGCCTGCCCCTCAAGGTCTACAAACGCGAACCGGACGGCAGCCGAATCCGGGTACGCGAGGGGCCATTGGCCGCACTCGTAGCCAACCCGAGCGGCAATCCGGCGATACCACCCAGCGCATTCTGGTACGCGCTCATCCAGGACGGACTGCTGGCGGACCGATACCTGGCCATCATCGACCAGACCAATAATGGCCTGCGACTGAAACGCATTCCCACCCGCCGATGGAAACCAACCGTCGACGATTTCGACGAGCCCACCGGCGCAAAAGTGTGGATAGACCCCACCAACCCCACGAAATTCGACATCCGCACGGACGGCATCATCATGAACGTGGGCTACGCCTTCGCCAGCGGCAAGGGAGAACCCAAGCGCCACCGGCTACGGGAAATCCTCGATGAATATGACGCCAGCCTGAAATACCGAGCCGAAGTCAACCAGCACGGCATCCGAAGCCCCATCGTCATCGAACGCGACAAACCATGGCCCAATGGCGACGCCCGCGAACGCTTCCAACGCGGCATGAAAGCATTCACCGGCGGCGGCAGCGGAGCCGGGGGCGGAATGCTCCTGGATGACGGCATGAAGGCCACCACGCTCAACGGCTTCAAACCCATCGACGTGGACGACCTCAACGCCCGCGACAAGGTCAAGATCGACGTGGCCAACGCCTACGGCATCCCACCCGAAATCATCGGCATCAGGGAAGGCAACTTCAGCAACCTCGCCGCGTTCAAACAGATGCTGTACGGCACCTACCTGGATCCGTACATCGTGCAATTCGAACAGACGCTGAACCTGTGCCTGCGCGACCGATTGCAGACCTACGACAAGGGCCTCTACCTCGAATTCGACCGCGACGCCCAACTACGAGGCGACCCCGAAGCCCAGTACAAGGCACTCGTCACCGCCACAGGCCGACCTATCTTCACCACCAACGAAGCCCGCGAACTCCTCAACAAGCGAAAACTCAAGGAAGGCAACGGACTCGTCACCCCGCTCAACGTGCTCATCGGAGGCCAGACCAGCCCCAACGACGGGCAAACCGAAAGCAGAGGCAACGCCCAACTGCCCGATAACGCAGAGGAAGGTGACGGCTCATGATTCATGTGGTAGTAGGCCCGCCCGCATCGGGCAAGTCCACCTACGTGGACGAGCATGCGGCCGAAAACGAGGTGAAGGTCGATTTCGACCGGATCGCCCAGGCGTTCGGCAGCGGCATCCCGCACGGATCCGTCGAACCGTTCCGCACGGTCGCGTTCGCCGCAAGGTCGGCGGCCATCCGCCGGATCCTCGATGAGAATATCGACGCGTGGATCATCCACAGCCGCCCTTCCGTCGAGCAGGTCGAAGCGTACGAGCGGGCCGATGCCGAATTCATCCTCGTCGACCCCGGCATCGACCAATGCCTCGAACAGGCTGCCGACGACGATCGGCCGGAAGGCACAGAGCAGGCCATTCGCGACTGGTACGACGATCCACCGAACCTGCCAACCGGAAAAAACCAGCACACGCAACACAAGGAGAACCGCATGATGCTCACCAAAACCATACGCACGCCGGTCAAGGCCCGCACCAACGAGGACGGCGAACCAACCGGATTCGCCGGATACGCCGCCGTGTTCGACAACATCGACCTCGGCGGCGACAAGATCATCAAAGGAGCCTTCGCCCAGACCCTCGCCAGCCGATACCCGGATCATGGCGCCGGAATCCCCGTCTACTGGAACCACGACACCGACGACCCGTTCAAGAACCTCGGCCTGACCACCAGCGCCATCGAGGACGAACACGGCCTCAAGGTCGAAGGTGACATCGACACCGGCACCGAGCTCGGCAAGCAGGTCGCCAAACTCCTCAAGGAGAACCGCGTCAGCCAGATGAGCTTCGCGTACAACGTCGAAGCAGGCGCATGGGTGGACGGGCAGAAAAACGACGACGGCACCTTCACGCCCGGCTACTACGAGCTGCGTCAACTTGACCTCTTCGAAGTCTCCATCTGCCCGGTCGGCATGAACCAGGCAACCGAAGTCAGCGCCAAGAAGGCACTGCTCGGCCTCGACCCCGACCAGCAGCCCCACGACGAGCCTTCCACCCCATCTACCCCGCGCCTGACCGACGGCATCCGCCGCCTGCGCCTCCTCAACATCCAATAACCAACCAACCTCGAAAGGAACCCTGATGCAACTCAAGCAGGAAATCACAAAAATGAAAGCCGCCGCAAAGGCCATCATCGACAAGGCCAAGAACGAAGGCCGAGACCTCACCACCGACGAACAGAAGGACTTCGACGACTGCTGCACCAAGGCCGAAGCCCTCCAGCAGATTCTGGACAACGCGGAATCCAACACCAAGCGCCTCGACGGCATCCTCGCCGGCGACACCACGGGCCTCGGCGAAGCCGAAAAGAACGAGGACAATCTCGAAGGCCGTGACCTCGGCCAGCGATTCGTCAGCGGCCTCGCCTACAAGGCCTGGCACAAGACCGCCGACACGCTCGGCACCGGCGGCGCCATCCGCATCGACAAGACCCGCATCGGCACCATGGACGACTACTTCCAGGCCAAGGCCGGCAACGCCATCGGCACGCCCATCGCCCACCTGCAGCCCACGCGCATGCCAGCGGTCGACCTGGTCAACCGTCCCGCCATCACCCTGCTCGACCTCATCAGCCGAGGCAGCACCAAAGGCGACTTCGAATACCTGCAGATCCTGAGCGTCACCCGCAACACCGGCATCATCCCCGAAAACACCGGTGACGAGGCCACCGACACGCAGAAGCCCCAGTCCACGTTCTCCACCGCGCTCGCCGACGCGAAGGTCTACGGCTACGCGGACGGCTACACCGTCACCAACCAGCTGCTCGAAGACGACTCCGCCATGGCCAGCTTCCTGCAGAACGAATTCGACTACAGCTTCCAGCTCAAGCTCGCCGACATGCTCCTCAACGGCACCGGCACCAACGGCCAGCCCAAGGGCCTGCTCAACACCACCGGCGTGCAGGCGGGGAACTGGACCAAGGCCGACGACGAGGCGCGCAACCTCGTGGTCGCCATCCGCCAGTCCCTGACCAAGCTGCGCGCCGTAGGCGCCACCGCGTCCGCGATCCTCGTCAACCCCGAAGACGCCGAGAAGATCGACCTCATGACCGACGTCAACAAGCGATTCATGGGCAACGGCCCCTTCGGCACCGGACCCACCACCGTATGGGGACGCCCGCTCGTCGAATGCGACCAGATCGAAGCCGGCAAGGCCATCGTCGGAGACTTCCGCCAGATGGCGTTGCTCGACCGCAGCGGCCTGACCGTCGAGGCATTCAACCAGCACAAGGACTACGCCAGCCGCAACCTCACCTACGTGCGCGCCGAACTGCGCGCCGCACAGGTCATCTGGCGACCCGCCAACTTCGTCGTGCTGGAGGCCAAGTGATGAGCAGCCAAATCGCAATGCGGGTCATCAACGGTATCCGCTACCGCCCCGAAGACGCGCCACGCCACGCGGCCACCGAACCTCCCGCAATCGAGGTCCCTGTGGAAACCCCGCAACCCGAGCCCGAATCCGAAACCATCGAACCGGTGGCGGGCGTACTCACCGCAGACGAGGCCAAGGCCAACGCCAAAGCCACGAAGGCCACCAAAAAGGAGGCCTGAATGACAGCGGCACAATTCCGCACAGTCCAACAGCCGCTCGACCCGACCACCGCAGTCGGCGAAATCGCCCTGTTCGACGCGGACGGCAACCCCCTCGACCTCTCAGGCGGAGGCCAGAAAATCACCAGCGTCAAAGCCACCGCGCTCGCCGCCGGCACGGCTCCCACCGCGACACTCGCCAATGGGGTGTTGACCATCGGCATTCCGGCAGGAGCCAAAGGCGCTCCAGGTACGGCCGGAGTCGGCGTGAAATCCATCAGCCTGACCAAGGACACCGACGGCAACATCACTGGCGGCACCGTGACCAAGACCGACAACTCCACCACGGCCATCACCGTGACCACGGCCTGATTCGGAAGGAGCGTCCACCATGCCAATCCCAGACATCGTAGTGGACAACCCGACAGTCGATGCCCAATGGTGGATCAAGGCCGCGCAAGGCTCCATCCGTCGCTACTGCGGCTGGCACGTCACCCCCGAAATCGATGACACGCTCAAAGTCGATGCCTATGGCGGCAGCATCCTCACGCTGCCCACCAAACACGTCAACTCCATCACGAGCGTCCTCGTGGACGGGCGCGAGCTCTCCGATCAGATTGATTGGAGCGTGGCCGGTACGATCCAGCTGAGGTCGGGCTCGTGGCCAGACCGCCCAGGTAGCGTCACCGTGAAGCTCAACCACGGGTATCCGCGCGACGAGGTGCCGGAAATCGCCGAACTGCTGCGCACCCTCGCCAAGAGGGCGCGCAGCCAGCCGGGCATCTCCAGCCAATCAGTCAACGGGGCATCCGTCAGCTATCTCACCTACGGGGGCACCACGCTCGGCGTGCAGCTCCTGCAAATCGAGAAGGACATGCTCGAACCCTACCGACTGAACTGGGGGCCACGATGAATTTCGAAGACAGCGTGCTCGGCATGGAGACCGGTCTCGGCATGAGCAGCCTCACTCCGATGATTCGACAACGTGCCAAACCGGTCATCGGCGACGGCAACCTCGTCTACGACGAGGACTGGTCGGATCCCGAAATCCTCCGATTCGAGGGATATCTGTACAGCCGGTCCAGCGTAGACTCCGCAGCCAGCGAGCCACGTGACCAGGGCACTGTCAGTGACAAGCAGCTCATCGTGCCGAATCATGCCATCGACATCAAGGTCCATGACCGCATCATCATCAACGGCGACACCTGGCGGGTGACCGGAATGCCGGCCGCCGACCAGAACCCGTTCACCGGTTGGCGGCCGACACTGGTCGCCGACCTCGAACAAGTGACAGGAGGCGGCTGATGGCCAAGATGGGCGACATCGACATGCACTTCAACCAGGCGTACTTCGACACGATCCTCAAGGAGCCCGGAGTCGACGGGCTCTGCGAGGAAAAGGCGAAACAGGCTTTGCAAATCGCCTCCGCCACGGCGCCCGTGGTCACCGGAAACTACCGTGACAGTCTCTACGTGGAACATGTCGAATTCAAGCATCGCAACGCCTGGCAGGTGGTCAGTAGCGAAGAGGACTATGCGATGGCCGTCGAAGCCAAACACCATACATTGGCCAACGCGATGAGGCGGGTGAAATGACAGCCATCGTACTGCCGGCCGACCTCAAACGGTGGGCCGTGAAGCATCTGCGCGAACAGCTCGGAAAAATGGGTCACGACGTGTCGATCGACACCAAGACGCCGAAAACCATGTCCTACCCGCTTACCAAGCCGCTCATCACGGTCGGCGAGCTCACTCCCACGAAATACGACCACGTGCAATGGGATCAGGAACTCGCCATCAACATCCGCGCCGGAACCCGCCAAAACGATAAAGTCTGCGACGACCTCTCACGCCTGATCGCGGGCATCCTCACGGATCCGACGATCAGTCAGGCCGAAGACAGTCCCATAACCAGCATCGAAGCGTGCAACGGCCCATATCCGATAGACGATTCCGCCGACGTGGCCCACTCGTATCTCACCGTCGAATACCACTGCGTCGGCGAAATACGCCAATAATCAACCTTCCAACTCAGAAAGGAAAACATCATGACAGCAGATGCCGAAGGCAACGACCTCGAAAAGGTCTTTATCCCGGTAACCGGCTTCCTCGCGGTCCAGCTCACCGGCGAACCCACATGGGTGGACCCCACGGAAGGCTCCGCCACACCGCTCGTGCTCCCCGAAGGCTACGTCAAGGTCGGCCTGTTCAAGCAGGACGGCGGCCCGCAGGACGGCGGCGACAAGGAAGACGACCTCGAATTCTTCCAGGAAGGCTACAAACTCGGAGGATCCAAGAGCCGCACCCTGCAGGTCACGCTCGCCGAATTCAACGACATCGTCCGCCAGCTCACCACCGGCAAGACCCCCGACACCAACGGCATGATCGTCGTCGACGGCGACAACGACGCGACGTTCCCCATGTTCGAGGTGCTGAAGGGCAAGAACGGCATGAGCCTGCGCCGCAACGGCCTCGGCCGAATCCAGACCGTCGAACCCGACCAGAGCACACGAGGCGAAACAAGCGGCAACGCCGTCACCTTCGACTGGATCCGCAACGACGAATGGGGCGGATTCTACCGCGAATGGCTCGTGGCCCCGAACACCCCAAAAGGCTGACGTCGGTGGCGGTCACCTCTGAAACTGGAGGAACGCTGCCGACGAACCTCAAAGCCGGTGCCACGCTCAAACTCGGAGCCAAAGCCACCTACACGGACGGCACCAACGGCATGGTCACCACCCAGGCGACATTCACATCACTGGACAAGACCATCGCCACGGTCAGCGGCAGCACGCTCACCCTCATCAAGGCGGGCACAGCCAAAGTCACCGCGACCGTCAACAAGGTGACCAGCGCCACAGCATCCATCACCGTGGCAGCAGCCGCTTAGCAATCGTCGCCCGCAACGCAGTCGGGTCGCTGCGGGCGACCCCCACCAAACCCGACACCCCATCAACCACAACCGAAAGGCACCCGACATGACATCCAAGACCGAAACCACCAGCATCCCCGAAATCGACTTCGACAGCTGGACGCCCGAACAGGAAGAAGCCGCGCTCAAGCAGATCGCCCAAGCCTCGAAATGCAAGTACGCCATCGGCGACAACCACTTCTACGGCCGTTTCCCCGACGGCACCATCATCAACCTGCCACTGAGCATCAGCCTCGAAGACGTCAACGAAATCAGCGAAGGCGACGTCGCCAGCGTCGACCAGTTCACCCGCCTCATCGAAAAAATCGCAGGAAAGGAAGACGCCGAGAAATTCCTCGCACAGCCAACCCCCTCGATGATCGACATGGCCAACAAATACTTCGAAATCTTCCAAAAACTCAACCAGCTCGTACTGGAAAAATAATCGCCCTCGCCCGGCTCCACCACGAGCACCGCCAACCGTTCGCGGCAACCCTCCGCGAACGGTACGGCATCAGCGCCAACCAAATCGGCAAAACCATCACCTACGGCGAAGCCTGGGACCTCGTCTACCAACTCCTGGACGACCCCAGCAACCCCCTATGCGCGGAAATCGCCCAATGGTCATACCCCGCACGCCTCATCGACCTCCTCCAGCTCGCCGCAACCATCGGCGACGGCAAAGCGGCCGAAAAAATCATGCCATGGACCATGGCACGACGCCAAAAACAAATCGACGCCGCGAAAGCCACACCAGAGGAAATCGACAAGGCGCTCGCCGAGCTGGACGAGGAAATCATCATCACCAACGTCGAAACAACATAGGAGAGGGAGTCACCATGGCGAGAATCGTCGGAACCGGCGCCGTCCGCGTGTTCCCGGTCATGACTGGATTCAAAAAATCCGTCAGCCAGGAAATGTCGGGCTCAGGCAGCCAAGGAGCCAAGAAATTCACGGACTCCCTCAAAGGCATGGGCAGCAAAGCCGGCAAACAGCTCGGCAAGGAATTCGGCACCACCGCCAAAGACGCCATGAAAAACGTCGGCGGCGACGAAATGAAACAACTCTCCAAGGACGTGGCCAGCGCAGCGGCGGCGGTCTCCAAAGCCCGAATCAAACAACAGACCGCCACCGCGTCCGCGATCCAGGCCGAAAACACCTACAACGCCGCAGTCAAAAAATACGGAGCCGACAGCACACAAGCCGCAGCGGCGGAACAACGCCTCGCCGCCGCACGAGAACGAGTCAAACTCGCCGACATCGAACTCACCGCCGCAACAGGCAACCTCAAATCAGCCCAAGAAGCACTCACTACAGCACAAAAATCCGCCGAAACACAAGCGAAAGCGCTCGCCGAAAGCAACAAGAGCATCTTCGCCAAATTCAAAGCCGGATTCTCGGACATCGACGCCGGCAAGGCCTCCACCGCATCACTGTCCACCGCGCTCGGCTCCCTCGCAGGAGCCATCGCCGGTCCGGCCGTCAACGCGATCAACAAATTCCGCGCCGGCTGGACCAACGCCAACATGGCCATGCTCGACGGCGCGGGATGGCTCGGCAAAGTCGGCGGAGCCGCCCGAACAGTCGCAGATGGCATCGGCAAGATAACCGCCCCATTCAAAACCGCAGGCGCGGTCGTCAAACAGTTCGGCAGCGACATCGCCTACGGCCTCGGCCAACGATTCAACAGCGTCAAGGCCACGGTATCCGACCTCGCGGCGAAAATCCCCGCACCATTCCGCAACGCCGCATCCACCGTGGTCAAAGGATTCAGCAGCGTCGGCAATTATCTCGGCGGCATCGGCTCCGCCGCCAAAGCCGTGTTCGGCAAACTCGCGCCCATCGCCCAAGGAGCCGCCAAAGGCGTAGGCAACGCATTCCTCACAGCCTTCCAAGGCATCGCCAGCAAAGCATCAAGCGCCATGGGAGCGGTCGGCAACGCGCTCAAAGGCGTCGGCAACGCAGTCAAAGGCATCGCCACCGGAGCCGTCACAGTCGGCATCGCCGGCATCGGCACCGCGCTCACAGCAGGATTCAGCCGACTCAACGCCATAGACACCGCCTCGGCCAAACTCCGAGGCCTCGGCAACGACGCGAAAAGCGTCGACGCTATCATGGCCAACGCGACCGCCAGCGTCAAAGGCACCAGCTTCGGACTCGGCGAGGCGGCGACAGTCGCCGCATCGGCCGTGGCCGCAGGCATCAAACCCGGCGAACAACTCGAAACGATGCTCAAAGGCGTCGCCAACGTAGCCGCCGCCACCGGCGGAACCATGGAAGAAACCGGCTCGGTCTTCAACAAAGTCGCCGCCACCGGCAAAGCCTACACCGACAACATCAACCAGCTCTCCGATCGAGGACTGCCAATCTGGCAGGCGCTCGCCGACAAGCTCGGCGTCACCACCGACGAAGTGCGCGAGATGGCGTCGAAAGGCAAAATCGACTTCCAGACCTTCAGCGATGCCGCAGCGTCCGCAGCGGGCACCGTGGCCACCGAAATGGGCACCACAGTGCCAGGCGCGTTCGCCAACCTCAAGGCCAGCATCGGCCGTATCGGCGCGAACCTGCTCGATGGCGTGTTCGGCAAGCTCGGCCCTCTCATCCAAGCGGCCACCAAGGCGCTCGGACCCATGGAAGACATGGCCAAGGGCCTAGGCTCCGCCATAGGCGACGTGCTCGGCCCCGCCATAGACCGAGTCACAGGCTGGCTCACCAAGCTCGGAGAAGGGGCCGGAGGAATCACCGGCAAACTCTCCGGCATGAGCGGCGTCATCGCTCCGGTCGCCGCCGCCTTCGGAGCCCTTGGCCTGGGAGGTGTCGGACCGCTCCTGACCAAGATCCCGATCCTGGGCGAGGCATTCGGCGGTCTGGCAAATTCCCTGGGACTGATCGGTGGACCCGTGGGAGTGGCCGTGGCCGCCCTCGGCGGTCTCATCGCCACCACCCCGCGACTCAAGTCCGCTTTCGGAGCACAGCTCTCCGCGCTCTTCCAGAATCTGAAGAACACGCTCTCCGGCATGGGGCCAGCATTCGAGACGTTCAAGAAGACCCTGAGCTTGGCGTTCAAGGATGTCGGCCCTTCACTCATCGGGTCGTTGGAATCCGTCATCAACTCGGTCGGCGCGATCTTCCAGCAACTGATAGGTGTCATCCCGCAAATCGTCGAACCACTGCTGACCGGATTCGGCCAGATGGCGCCGGCCATCGGCCAGACACTGACCGCGATAGCGTCCGCAATCAGCGAGGTGATGGCCCTGCTGGTCCCACTGGTGCCGCAGATCATCACACCGCTGATGCAGGTGTTCTCGTCGCTGATGCCGGTCATCACCAACATCGTCAATGTGGTATTGGGCGCGATTCAGTCCCTGTTGCCGCCCATCACCACACTGATCGCCAACCTGCTGCCGGCCGTGTCGTCCATCATCTCCGCAATGGCACCGGTCATCACGGTGATTGGCGAAGCCATAGGCCAGGTCGTGACGGTCATCGTCAACCTCGTGTCCACGGTGCTGCCGCCAGTGCTGAATCTCATCCAGTCGCTGATCCCGCCCATCACCACGCTGATAACGAGCCTGCTGCCCCCGCTGGCATCCATCATCCAAGCTCTCATGCCGGTCATCACGACCGTGATGAACGTCATCGGGCAAGTGGCATCGATCATCGTCAACCTCGTGTCCACGGTGCTGCCGCCGCTGCTGGATGTGGTCAACGCGCTGATCCAACCGATTCTCAGCATGATCACCACCCTGCTTCCGCCACTGAACGCGGTGATACAGGCGCTCATACCGATCATCATGCAGATCGTGGCCGCCCTGGCCGAAATCATCGCACCGATCGGGCAAATCGTCGCCCAAATCGCCGGTGCGGTGATGCCCATCATCCAGCAACTCGGCTCCATCGTGCAAAGCGTCGCGAACCTCGTGGCATGGGCCATCAACTCGCTGCTGCTGCCCGCATTCAGCGCAATGGCACCGGCCGTCACCTCGGCGGTTGGCACCGTCAAGGCCGTGTTCAGCACAATCTCCGGCATCATCTCCGGCATCGTGAACGTCGTCTCCGGCATCATCTCCGGTAACTGGGGCCAAGTCTGGAACGGGTTCAAGCAGATCGTCAGCAGCGCGGTCAAGGGACTCGGCTCAATCGTCGGCGGCATCAGGGACACCGTGCTCAACGCGCTGTCCGGTGCCGGCCAATGGCTGGTCCAATCAGGCAAAGCCATCATCGACGGCCTGATCTCCGGCATCAAAGGCGCGATATCGGGAGCCAAGGATGCCGTCAGCGGTGCGCTGCAGTCCATCCGAGACCTGTTCCCGTTCTCGCCAGCCAAGGAGGGCCCGTTCTCGGGCAGAGGATGGGTGCTCTACTCAGGCCGCAGCATCACCGCCGCATTCGCCCAAGGCGTCACCGACAACGCCGGCAAAGCCGAAAAAGCGGTGCATGACGCCATGCAACGCGCACAATCCGCCGCCAACGGCGTCGAACTCGCCTACCGGTCCACCATCGGACGTACCGACACCGCCACTGCCGGATACGGCGGAGACCAACGAACCAATGTAACCAATATCACGCAGAACATCACCACCGTCCAGGACGATCCCCGCAAGCAGGCGCTCGCATGGGGCCGTTACGCAGGCAAGGCGTTCGCGGGAACAGGAGGAGTCTGATGAGCGCATACGATCTGACGCTCGGCACCGGACAGTCGGCCATCCGGTTCGACGGCGGTGCCGGCATCGTCGGCGCACGGCACGGCTGGGGCCTGCAGAACCTCACCGATTGGATGAGTCTGAGCGACGCCAAAAACGATGTCAATGAACGCGCCCTGCAGCACGGCGCGTTCGACCCCGGCCAGACCACGCGCCAATCGGCGCTCATCACCGCGACTGTCGCCTACGTGGGCAGCACCGTCGCGGAGCTCGAACAGGCGATATACGCGCTCAACGGCCTGACCGCAGAACCGGCAGCGCCCCTAAGGGCCACCTTCAGGGGCGCTGCCGGCGAAACCCACCGAGACATGACCGACATCGAGATCACGGTGCCATCGCATCGAGGACGAAGCCGGCTCTCCGACATCACAATCGACATGACCGCCATAGACCCACGCGCCTACGGCGCCGAATCCACCAACAGCACAGGCATGGCGGCGCACGGCGGAGGCCTGCGATTTCCCCTGACATTCCCCGTCAACTTCGGCACCCCCGGAACCGACGGACGAGTCAGGTTCACCAACACGGGCACCGCCACCACCTACCTTACGCTCGTCGTGACAGGCGGCATGAGCCAAGGATTCTCCCTCAAACGAGTCGAAACCGGCCAAACCATCACCATCAGCCGGCCCATCAACATGGACGATACGGTCACCCTCGAAACGTATTACGGCACCGTGCTGCTCAACAACCAGTCAAGCCTGAGCGGATTCCTCACGGAGTACGACTGGTTCCAATGCCCGCCAGGCGAAACCTGCACCGTCCAATTCACCCCACTCGGCACCGTCACCGGAACACCGACACTCACCATGACCGCAAGCCCCGCATGGTGGTAAACAAAAAGGAGAATCGATGAGAGTCAGAATATGCGACCTACGCACCGGCCGACGCATCCTCGACCTGCCCTACCTCAAAGCCGACTGGACCGGCGAATTCAACGGAGCCGAAACCGTCACCGCCACCGTCAGCGTCAACGACCGACGAATCCAAAAACTCGACCTCTACAACGCCTCCATACCCGGTCGCACCGCGCTCATCATCGAAGACCAAGGAGTCACCAACGGCGGCCCCATCTGGACCCGCCATTACGACCGCGACGCCGGCACCGTCGAACTCTCAGGCAAAGGCCTCTGGTCGTACTTCGACCACCGCACCCTCCTGCCACTGATGAAAGACACGGACAAGCTCACCAACAGCGACGGCACCGCCAACACCGGATTCGACACCAACATCAAAAACACCAGCTACCAGACCATCGCCAAACGATGGATCCAACAATCACTCACCTGGACCGGCGGCAACCTGCCCATCACCTTCGAAGACGACATGGCCGGCACCTACGAACGCAACATCAAAGGAGCAGAGCTCAAACTCATAGGCGACCTGCTCATTAACCTCACCGAAGTCCAAAACGGGCCCGACATCCGATTCCAACCCCGCCTCACCACAGACGGCCTCGGCTACGAATGGCTCCTCAAAACCGGCAAGCCCCGACTCACCGGCAACACCACCACCATCTGGGACACCAGCCTGCCAGGCAACACCGTCAGCGACCTCACAATCAGCCAAGACGCCAACGACCTCGCCAACATCGTCTGGGAAACAGGCGGAGCAGCCAGCGACCAAGCAATCATCGAACGCGCAACAGACCACAGCTTCACTGGCCTCGGATTCCCCCTACTGGAAAAGGTCGAAAGCCTGTCCAGCAGCGTCACCGACCCCAAAACCGCGCTCGCACACGCCGTCGAAACCATCCGCACCAGCACACGCCCCCTCAACACATGGCAATTCAGCGTCCAACGAGACCAGCGGCTCGGCGAATACGACGTCGGCCACGACTGCGGGCTCATCATCCGAAACGACCAGTTCGGCATACCGGACGGCCTGCACAAGCTCCGCATCATGACCCTTCGCGGCTCAAGCGACAGCGACAAAATCGAAATCACCACAGGAGCCTTCAATGAGTGATCCAAAAACCTACACCGATGATTTCGCCAAATTCGCCGACCGCATCAACCGCATCGAAGCGTCAATCCGCAACCTGCGAGTACCCACGGACGGACAATTCACCCAAACCGTGAAAAAGATCCTCGCACTGTTCGACAGCCTCGACCAGCAAGTGGCCGACAGCATCAGCAAAAACAGCTATGACAAAGCCACCATCGACAGCAAGCTCCAAGACTGGAACTGGGGCACACTCACGCCAGGCCGAGGCGGCACCGGCACAACAAACGGCTACAACAACCTCTTCACCAAAGGCCAATGGAGAGCCGGATGGATCCTCACGGACGGCACCATCGGCACCGCGCAATCAAGCCGCAAAGTCAAGACCGATATCACCGATGCAGACCAATTCATCCCTATCGAGGCCCTGCGCAAAGTCAAATGGCAGATCTTCCGCTACATCGCGGATCTCAACGCCAACAACGACAGCGCCATGCCACGAATCGGCATGATCGCCGAAGACCTCGACTCCAACGGCCTCGGCATGTTCTGCACCTACGACGCAAACGACGAACCAGACGGCATCGACTACCAGACACTCAGCGTCGCCGCCCTCCGCCTCGCCCAGGATGCGGAAACCCGAATCGACGATTTGGCACAACGCCTCACACAACTAGAGAAAAGGAACCAACAATGACGCTCCGTAACGGATTTCCCGCAGTCAGCGACGCGGCAGACCAATTCGACATCCGCGCTGCACTCCGCGCCACCACCGCCCAGGACGCCAACGGCAACATCAAAACCGGCGTCAGCATCACCGCCAAAAGCCTCACCGGACTCGTCACGGCAGGGAACGGCATGAACAGCGACATCGCCGCCTTCGATGCCGTCACCAACCGATATGGCCCAGTCTGGCTCAGTAACGACGGCACCATCAGCGTCAAACACGCCGCCGCCCCCAGCGCCAACAGCCGCATCGACCTCATCTGCATCAAACAAAACGAAACCGCCTCACCAGCCAGCGACCCCACAGACGGCCCAGAAGCCATCATCGTCACCGGCACCCCAGCAGTGGATCCCGTTACGCCAGCAACACCAGAAGGAGCACTGGCCCTCGCCCGAGTCACCATCCCATCGACGGCGACCTCCATGACCTCCACCGGAGTCATCTACGAACAGATGTACCCCTTCACTGCCTCAGCCGGTGCCGATCTGCTCTTCCGCAGCGAAACCGAAAAAGACGCATGGACGCCATGGGAAGGGCAAAAATGCCGACTACTCGACGGCAACGAATACCAGGCAAAATCAGGCGTCTGGCTTTCCCTAACCCACACCGATGTCACGACCCTCATCAGTGGCAATTACGGCACCGTTAAGGGCTATAGGTCCGGGCCGATGGTGACGTTGCGAATCGACTGGAAGACGTCGGCCTCCGGCTCCTGGAACAGCGGCACGTTCGGCACTCTGCCCGAAGGATGGCGTCCCCCGATGGACTTGAACTTCTCCTACGGCGGACGCGACGGGGCCAACCAGAAGACCATCAACGTAAACGCCAACGGCACCATGACCTACGCCAATCAGGGCGGCACGCAGGGCACGAACGCGTTCGGCATGACCGTCTCATACGCGCTATGACCCGTGGGGTCACTGCAAGACAGTGCAACCGCCTGAGCCAGTGTCCCGAAGCTATGCGGCGGGCATCGGGTCGGCGGTCCTCCATACGCCGGTGCATCCCGCGTACGCGCTGTTCGGATTGCCGAGCATGACCACACGGCCCGTATGCTCGCCGTAGAGGATGAACGTGGTGTTGCCGCCGAACACGGCGATGGGAACGTTCGACGTTTCCGCTGGACGATACCCCACGGGTATGGTCTCCCGCGCCTGTGTGTAGTTGTTCTCGCCGCTCTGGTTGAATTTCACGTTGCCGCCCGCGAAGCAGATATCACCCACGCGCGTCAGCGAAATACTGTTGTTGCTGTAGGGGACCCTCCATGTCGTGGAACGCTGGGTTAGGGAAAACTATTGCCTGTTCCAGATTGCGATCCAGCTTCCGAATATCGCGACCCTCCCGCACCAGCGGTTGTCTTTGGTGTTCCACAGGCGGAAGCGTATCTGGTTTACGTCGCTGGTATCCCAACGTTGTGCGGTGTACTCGCCGGCCTGGTCGAAACCAGTGCCGAACGGCCCAATCGTGTAGGCCGCGTAATCGGCTTTCTTCCCGTTTGGGGATTGGACGTTGATGTAGAATGTGCCGTCATTATTCGTGGTGATGGTATGGCCTCCGCACAGAATATACGGCATTCGGGTTAGGGAAAGCTACGCGGTAATCCAACAGCCGGATATACCGACGAATCGGCTGGTATATCCGGTGCCGTTCAACACCATTTTCCCGTCTGCGGTGCCGTAAAGGTAGAAACTGGCCGCGCCGCTGTTGTCGGTGCCGCGCATGACCGCGCGGGAATCGCCGGACGGTCTGAAACCCTTCGGGATTGTCTCGTTGACGGATGTGTTGCCGACCTGATTGAAATTGCTTGTCAGCGTGATATACGCGCAGGCGGTGACAATACGGCCGACACGAACCAGAGTGATATACCTGTCGGAATACGGCATCCTGACTTGGCCCGTGACAGGGGTTAGGGAAAGCTAGTTCCATATCGCAACCCATGAGAATCTTGCAGGCCATCTTGTGCCGAACTCTCCAGTACGGGTGTTCATCAATCGCATTTGTGCCGAGTCCACACCATTCTCCCAAATGGTTATGGCCAAGCCTCGCATGTCGTCCGAGGGCCACGGCCCGGGGGTGGCGACAATTACGCCAGGCGCCTTGCCGTTGGGAGATTGGTAGGAGATGACGCAAATGCCGTTCTCGTTGGAACTCCCAATGAACACGCCTGATTGGACGGACGTGGGCAGTGGGGTTAGGGAATCCTATTGCCCGATCAGCGCGCGTTCCCAGATGCTTTGGGCCTCCTTGAGAGACGCGATTTCCGGTCGCAGATAGAATCTGGCGGTCGTCTTGATGTCGGTGTGACCAAGGAACTTGCTGACCACCGCGATGTTGACTCCCGCTTCCAGGGCGTTGGTGGCCCAACTGTGGCGGAGATTCTGCACCGGCACGTAGGGCAGCGACTCCTTTTTGCACCATGAGGCGTAGCGTCGCGCGGCTTGCGGTGGGGTCAGGTCACCGATGATACGGCCCTTCCGGCCGTTGCGGATCTCCCGCAATCGCCGGACGGCGAATCGGGGAAGGGGCAGAAACCGGTCGGACAGTTCAGTCTTCGGCGGCACCACCACTTCGTGGCCGGCCACCCATTGCACTCCACGCTGGATATGAGTGATGCCGGAACGCATATCGATATCCGCCCAATCGACTCCGTACCCCTCTTCCGGCCGCAACGCCAGACACGAGTCCACAATCAGCCAAGCCTCAAGCGCATGGCCATAAAAGCCCTGTAGTTGGCGACGAGTCTGCCCGATGGTCAGCAGACGCGGCACATGGAGCGGCTTGGCCGGCAGATCAATCTCCAAACGGGTCACATCGACCTCTAAGTAGCCCCACTTCGCGGCCTTGCGTAGCATCTGCCTCAACACCGCCCAAGCCTTGCGGGCCGCACCTGGACTCGCGAACCCTGACAGCCACAGCTCGATGTCATCCACGCCGATGTCAGCCAACTCCATGCTGCCGAACACCGGCTCCACATGGCATCGCCAAGCCGACTCATAGCCAACGCGCGTGACCTCGCGCAGGCGCTCGCAATAGCCGACATACCGGTCATCCCAAAACTCTTGCAACAACATTTCGACCTCCGAAAAACCACACGTCTCGCGGCTAATCCGCTCGGTATCACGTGTGGGTTTTCTCACCATAAAGGAGCCCCGCATGTCGCAGTTAATCGAACAACTCGTTGATTGGCTGGTGCCCTTCTTATGCGGTGGCGCGGTCACCGTGCTGGGCCTCATGCGGCGATGGGGCAGAGCGATCATCAACGGGATGCGCGAGCTCCTGCTGTGCCAGTTAGAGGACCTGCGACGCGAAATGGTCATCGAGCACGACGGAGTGGCGGACGAGGACCTCAAATCACGCTCCCAACGCCTCTACGACTCCTATCACTCGCTGGGCGGCAACGGCCACGGCACATCCCTCAACGACGACATCCAATCCGCGCCAATCGCGCCGCGCAACAGAACGTGAGCCCCGCAATCCCGCGAGACTCCAAAACATCTCTGAAAGGAGAACACATGATATTTAATCGCGGAAAGCCACGCCACGCCCGTCCCCGCCGACCATGGGCAACCATGCTGGCCACACTGCTGACGACCATCGCCCTGGTGTTCGTGCCGGGCACCGCGCTCGCCGACAGCGGTATGGACGTGAGCAAATGGCAAGGATGTGTCGGCAGCAGTCAGGCCGCAACCGCCAAGGCATCCGGTGTCAACTTCGCTTTCGTGAAAGTCACTGAGGGCAACGGGTACACTGATTCGGTTGCCGACTGCACAATGCAGTCGCTCAAGGCCAACGGCATCCGTCGCGGCGTCTACCATTTTGCTCGGCCTGATCTCGGCAACAGCCCTGAGGCCGAGGCTGACTGGTTTATCGGCCAAACGCGCGGCTATGTCAACGATGGTGTGATTCCAGTATTGGACTGGGAGCCATCGGGCAGCTACGTGACATGGAGCTGGTGGGCGCTCAGGTGGTTGCAGCGTGTCGAATCCGCATGGGGCGTCAAGCCTCTCATCTACACGTCTGCCAGTGTCATCAAAATGACCGACTGGACCGCAGTGGCCAACGCCAACTACGGTTTGTGGGTTGCCGGATATCCGCGTGGATATACCGGAGAGACCCTGCGCAACCCCGGAGCCGTGCCCTACGACGTCAGCCCTTGGCCATTCGCCGCCGCCTGGCAGTATTCCAGCTCGGGTCACGTGCCTGGCGTCGGTTCCAGGATCGACGTCAACTGGTTCTATGGCGATGCCGGAACATGGGCGAAGTACGCGGGTTCTCAGCCCGGCACCTCCGCCAACCCGGCCACGCCCAGCCCGACACCCCAGCAAGGTGCGCCGGTCGGTGACGCACAGTCCTTGGCAACCGCAGTGATTCGCGGCGACTACAGCAACGACCCGCAACGCCGTCAACTGCTCGGCAACCGCTACAGCGAGGTCATGGCAATCGTCAACCAGCGTTTGCGTGGCACGGGAGGCGGTACAAGTACCAGCGCAAGCTGGTACACCGTGCAACGAGGCGATTATCTGACCTTGATCGGTGCCGGAACCGGCGTGAACTGGGTAAGCATCGCAAACCTCAATGGTTTGCGTGCCCCCTACGTCATCTACCCCGGCCAGCGATTGCGGCTCACCGGTACGACATCCTCCACCTCCGCCGGTGCGGGGCGCTACGTGGTGATCGGTGCCGGTGATTGCCTGTGGAACCATTTCGGCGCCAACAGCGCCAAGGTCGCCGCAGCCAACGGCATCAGCAATCCCAACCAGGTCCGCGCGGGAACGCGCATCTACTACTGATCCAACAGGGCCGCGAATCCGATCGCGGCCCTCCCGGTAAAAGAAGGAATAACAATGTCCGATGAAAACGAACTCAAGAACATCGCCAACCCAATAGGAGTCGACACGTCTGCATGGAGCCCAGCGGCAGATGTGAACCCTGCGGTCCCCGCATGGCTCATCCCCAACAAACTGTATGACATCTTGAAGTGGCTTGCCGCACTCGTGTTTCCGGCCCTTGCCCTCTTCATGGGCACGGTCGGCCCGGCATGGGGACTGCCGTACGTCGATGCCATCGTCACCACGCTCAATGCGCTCGGAGTACTCGCCGGTGCCGTCATCGGAGCCAGCGCACTCAAAGCCAAGTTCACTCTCGCGGCGTGAGCTATATTTTCGGGCGATAGATTGGCTGCAAAGTACCGTGAATAATTCGGTCTTGTCTGGTCTGTGGACTGGGCAAGGCCGAATTTCGCGTATCATCGATCAAACCAGATTTTGCAGGTCGTCGTTTTATTGATATCTTGGCCGTAAGAACTCCTCACATGAGGGATTCGGAAAAAGAAAACCGGTAGCATGACCATAGCATGACTTCGACTGGCGGGATATGCGACAAAGCCTGTGGTGCAAGGCGCGGAAGCGTTCGCGTAATCAGTCTTCCAAACTGATTACGCGGGTTCGATTCCCGTCATCCGCTCCACTATAT